TCGCGACAAGCTCTCATTGATACGTTGGAAGAACGATTCGCGAAGTATCCCAATCCTAATAAAATTCCCATACGGTATTTTGGGGAGCCGGGCCGGTTTGAGGGACATCTCGGCATCACGACATTGACACACGAACGCTGGAGCGCCCCGACAGCGAGCATTGTGTTTGGCACCGAAGAGGCATTACAGTTTGAAGGCTATCTCAGCAAACGTAAACGCCATGCGGACAGGCGAGCGACCGAGTTGCCGTATTGGGGCACCGCCAAAGAACTTATGGCAATGTATGAACCAAAAGAGAAACCATGACGAAGGGCATTATTTACTACACCGACAATCAGGCAGACGAACGCATCAATCGGCGTGTGCGAGAACAGTTGTTGTCTATCGGGTTACCGATCACCTCTGTCACACTAAAACCCGTGCCGAACTTTGGGCATAACATTGTGTTACCACTAGAACGTGGGATGCTCACAATGTTTACACAGATTCTTACCGCACTGGAGAACTGCGCGGAAGATGTCGTGTTCTTTTGCGAACATGACATGCTCTATCACCCGTCACACTTTGACTTCACACCAACAGCACGCGACACTTTCTACTACAATGTGAATGTGTGGAAAGTGCGTGCCGAGGACGGGCACGCCGTGTGGGTTGATAACTGTCAACAGGTCAGTGGCATCTGCATCTATCGCGAAGATGCGATTAAGCATTACCGCGAACGCATCAAGTTTACACAAGACGGAACATGGTCACGCGGAAAGGGGTTTGAGCCTGGGCATAAACAGAGTCGCCTTCCGTGGCAAAACAGATTTTTCGTAGGGACGTGGATGTCTGCGTTGCCGAATTTGGATATTCGTCATAAGCACAACCTTACGGCGAACCGCTGGTCCACGGACAAATTTCGCGACAAGAGTACCTGTCAGAACTGGACTGAAACAAACGACGTGCCCTACTGGGGCACTTTTACACTAGACGAGATACCACCTGCGGCATCGCCGTCACCAACACCCGGGTCCCGAGACTAACTATGAAGTTTGCATCCGATCTTTCCATTGTCATTCCCGCCCGCAACGAAATGTTTCTGGCGAAAACGATTGAGACTATCCTTCAGAACATGCAAGGTGACACAGAAGTCATCGCCATTCTGGATGGCGCCTGGGCGGATCCTGTCATCCCCGATCATCCGAAGGTACGACTCGTCCATCATGCTGAGTCCATCGGGCAACGCGCCGCCATGAATGAAGGCGCTCGACTCTCTCGCGCCAAATACATCATGAAGATCGACGGGCACTGTTCTGTTGATGAAGGCTTTGATGTCAAACTGATGGCGGACTGTGACTATGACTGGACGGTCATCCCGCGCATGTATAACCTCCACGCGTTCGACTGGTTGTGTACGGACTGCGACTGGCGCCGATATCAGGGCCCAACACCAGAGAAGTGTGAGCGATGTAATGGTCCGAATGTGGTTCGCGACATGCTCTGGCAACCACGAATGAATCGTAAAACAGACTTCGCACGGTTTGATAAGACGATGCACTTTCAGTATTGGGGATCGTTCAAGACTCATGCGAATGCTCAGGGTGATATTGCGGACACGATGACGAGCGTCGGGGCCTGTTTCTTCATGCACCGTCAGCGGTTTTGGGATCTCGGTGGCATGGACGAAGCGCACGGATCGTGGGGACAGTTTGGTGTGGAAGTCGCGTGTAAGGCATGGTTGAGTGGCGGTCGGCATGTGGTCAACAAGAAAACGTGGTTCGCCCATATGTTCCGCACGCAGGGTGGTGACTTTGGCTTTCCGTACCCGCTCTCTGGGCGGCAAGTTGATCGCGCACGCAAGCACTCTCGGGCGTTGTGGATAGACAACAAATGGCCATTAGCCAAACATGATCTGAATTGGTTGCTCGAACGATTCCGTCCGGTTCCAGACTGGCATGATGTGCCATCAAGAGCGCCTGATGTGGAAGTTCCCGCACCTCCGCCGCAGCCTGAGCAGCCGCGGATGATCGACAGTGCGCCAGTTGTCTCAAATCCAACGAAGGGCATTCTCTACACGACTGACAACCTGTTGGATGACACGGACATCGGCATTGCTGTACAACATCGGTTGCTTGAAATGGACTTGCCGATTGCGGCAGTGTCGCTTAAACCTATCTCGTTTGGGAAGAACATGACGGTGCAACGCGACCGCGGGCATGAAACGTGGATGCGGCAACTCTTGACGGGGTTGGAAACCATGACTTGCGATGTCGTGTTTATCTGTGACCATGACGTGCTGTACCACCCGTCACACTTCTTATTCGATCCCGCGCACCGCGACACCTTCTACTACAACATGAATGCATGGAAGGTATCTGCGGAGGATGGACGTGCTATTCACTACGACACGAAGCAAGTGTCTGGTCTTGTCGCCTATCGGAGTGCGTTGCTGGATCATTATCGTGCGCGTATCGCTCGTATTGATTGTGATGGGTTTGATCTACGTTCTGGGTTTGAGCCGGGCAGTCAGAAGCCATATGCGCGATTTGATTCGCGTGGAGGGGACACCTTCAATTCAGAGTTTCCGAATGTGGATATTCGGCACGACACGAACATGGTTAGTACGCGATGGTCCCGTAATCAATTCAAAGACAAGCGGAATTGTCCAAACTGGCAAGAAGGAGAGAGTATACCGGGATGGGGCAAGACGGCAGGCCGCTTTGCTGAATGGTTGAGGATGGTGGATTCGGGTCCTGATTAGGGACACTAAATAATGTCAAAGGAAAATTAGATGGCAGCATCCTATCCAACATCCATTAAATCGTTTCCCGCTAAAGCGAACGGGGATTATGTACTGCTGACAGACGTCACTGACCTTGAATTGGAAGTGGTGGCGATTGAGACGGCGCTGAAAACCGGACCGACGGTTCTTGCGGCCGCATCGTTCTCCGGTGCAGTAACGCTCACAGGTGGATTGAACACGCCGCTAGTAGTTGCCCAGGGCGGTACCGGTCTTGCGACATTGGCGAGTGCTGGTGTTCTCGTCGGCGCCGGAACAGGAACCCCCACAACCGTGGCACCCAGTACGTCCGGCAACCTATTAACCAGCACCGGGTCCGCCTGGGCCAGCACCGCACCTGCACCGGGCGGCCTGGATATTCTACAAGTAGAGGCGATGAGTTAAAATGGCCAACGCAACAGCAATCATTCCGTTCTCCGCAAGCACGCAGGGACAAGGCATCAAGGTCGTGGCGACCTCGACCGCCGGGACACTTATCCACACGACGGGCACAAGCGCCACCATCGTGGATAGGCTCACCGTGTTTGCATTCAACAGTTCAGCCTCAGACGTAGTGCTGACCCTCGAATTCGGCGGTGCCACGGCACCCGACCAAAATATCGTGCAGACGATCACGCCGAAGACTGGACTCACGGCCGTGGTTGATGGGTTGATCCTGTTGGGCGACGGTTCCACCGCCTTGACAGTGAAAGCCTTTGCCGCGAGTGGGAATGTGATCACTCTGTCTGGTCATGTCCTGAGAATCACACCATGAAGCACATATCACCAAACCAACTCTGGACACAACAGCCCGTCGGGTCGCGGCTGGTCGAAGTCAACACCAAGACCGGATTCAGCCTGACGGCAGGGTCGTACAGTGTTTTGGAAAGCGCCACCCAGCGCGGCACCGTGGCCATTGTAGACGGGAGTACGTCCACGACAGCGACGGCCACTATCGCATCGGTGAGCCTCACCCAGAGCAAGGAGGGGTATCTGGGGTACGCCTATGGCAATGCCACTAATGTGCCTGACGGAGAGACCCTCGCGAGAATCGCGATCACTGGCACGACGACGCTGACGATGACGCGGGGCAGGGCAGAAGACCCGCTGGGGACGTGTACGGCGGGATGGGTGATTCAGGAACTGTTCTGATGACCATGCGTCACTTGTGTTGGTTTCGGCAGGAGGACGGGCAGTGGCTTGGCGAGTGGAGAGGGCGTCTGCCGTCACCGCCGACGCATCTGCTTGCACACATCGGTGACGCCAGAGCCATTGGCATGAATGCGTGGCTTCAAAACGCGCAGCGCATGATTACACCGGAGGGATCGCCGTACGAGACGCATGAGCATTGCTGGGATTTGAATGCGTGGGATGACTGCCCCGACGGGGGTGCGGTGTGCGTGGATGTGACCAAGTTCCATTGGCCGATTGGCGATCAGCATTTCCACCGCTGGGATACCGTCAGTGCGGGAATCGAATCGTCGCAGGTGCGGAAATATATTCAAGTGGACCGAGCAAGCCGAGAGATCGACGCGAATCAAAGTTCATCGAGATTTGTCCGCCCGACAGAGCAGAAAGCGATCCTCGATATTACCGGCACCAATCTCGCCCAGTTTCATGGTGACATACATGGAACATTAACCTGCGGAAATGGCCGATGGGTACTCACCGGCAGTCCCGCGCACGTCGCTCAGGGGATTCAACATGCGCTCGATGACAGTGCGGTCGATATCCAAGCGGCACTGCTGCCGCACGCAGAGGAAGAACTACTCGCATGAAAACACAAGCGCAAACCAAAACCAGCGATTATGTGTGCTACGCGACATGGGTCGGGATCGACGGCGACATGCCCGTTGAGCCTGATTCGAGCTATCTATTTATCGACACGACCAACGTGTCACCGCCGGTGCAGGGCGGCGATGTCTATGACCCAGCGACTGACACATGGACAACGCCAATCTAGTAACGCCGTTCTTCACATAATATAAATATAGCATATGGCAGCTTCCTATCCAACAACTATTAAATCGTTCGAAACTAAATCGACCGGTGACGTCATCTACACGACGCACATCACTGACCTTGAATTGGAAGTGGTGGCGATTGAGACGGCGTTGAAAACCGGACCAACGGTTCTTGCGGCCGCATCATTCTCCGGTGCAGTAACGCTCGCGGGTGGATTAAATACGCCACTTGTGGTTGCACAAGGTGGCACTGGTCTTGCGACATTGGCGAGTGCTGGTGTTCTCGTCGGCGCCGGAACAGGAACTCCGACAACCGTAGCGCCCAGTACATCCGGCAACGTATTGACGAGCGATGGATCTGTCTGGGCTTCCACTGCCGTGGCAAGTTCGGATACTGGCTTGGTCGCTGAAGGCCGATTGACGTTGACCTCAGGAACACCAGTTACTACGGCTGACGTGACCGGCGCGACCAGTATCTATTTCGCTCCCTACGACGGAAACCGGATTGCGCTCTACGACGGGTCGTCCGCTTGGAATGTCCGAACCTTTACTCAAATTACGATTGCGTTGGGAACGCTCACGGACGCCAAACCATATGACTTGTTTGCGTACGATAACTCCGGCACCGTAACCTTCGACTCGCCAGTCGCGTGGACAAACTCGACCACACGGGCTACGGCCCTGACGACGCAGGACGGCGTGCTGGTGAAGACGGGCGCAACGACGAGGCGCTACATCGGGACGTTTTTTACGACGGCGACGACGACGACCGAAGATTCAGGCGCCAAACGATTTGTCTGGAATTATTACCATCGTGCGGTGAAAAACCTGAAACGGATAGATTCGGGGTCGTGGACGTACACCACAGCGACGATCAGACAGGCGGGTGGGGACACATCAAATCAGGTGTCGGTCGTGCAGGGGGTTGCTGAGGATGCGGTCTCGATGACCGTGATCGGGTTGTCATCTAATAGCACGGCTAGCGTAGCGCGAGGCACGTTTATCGGCGTCGATTCAACGAGTGCCGCGCACGCCGATTCGATTTCGGCTTACAACGGGCAGACGGGCGTAGCGGGAGCGTACACGCCAATGGGGCCAGCATCGCTACAGACGATGCTCGCAGCGGGGCTGCACGACATTGTGTGGCTGGAATATTCAGCGGCAACCGGAACGACGACGTGGTACACGAGCGTGCTGTCGAACGTCGGAATGAATGGATGGTGTAAATGCTAGACAACATCGCAGGAAGGCTTGACGCACACCACTACGTGGCTGGGAGATGACGGCGCCAGCAATTACTTCACGTTGATGGGCATTACAGGGAGCATCGACGGATAAGGACTGAACTCGTATAGCATAAATGCGGTGGTACGGGGTATTCAAGGATAGGAAGGATAAGTTATGATAGATACAGCAGGACGGCTTGACCGGAAACTTAAAGCAGAGGGACTAGCCATCGTCGGCGTCTCGATTGGTAATAGTACTGATACAACGACGTGGCGGGTACAACCGAGTGAGCTACAAGCTCAGGCGCAGCCGTTCATTGATGCTGTTGATGTAGCAGTGTGGGAACAGGATGAGGTGTGGGCCGAACTCCGAGTTGATCGTAATACGCGACTTATTGCAAGCGACTGGACACAATTACCCGATGTGAGTGTTGGATTTGCACCAGAGGACAGCGCCGCATGGAGTGTTTATCGACAAGCTCTTCGCGATCTGCCCGCGAACACCAATGATCCAGCAAATCCCGTCTGGCCAACTTCAAACGTATAGCATAAAAAGTCTACATGTAAGTGTGTTGCGGTTCAAACCGCAGTGTGCCGCTCATCTAAATAGATCGACTTCCTTTATATTTTAGGAGCCTTTCTTACATGGCACACTTGGTAGAACTCAATGGCCGCAAGCTTTAGCCCATCAAGTTCGTACAGTCCGTCGAATTCTG